GTACGGGTCACCATACGTAGGCCACGTTGAATAGAACGCGGTTGTTATTGGCGTTGCAGGCGTGATTGTGACGCCACTGATCGTCACGGGGCTGATTGTGCCTGGCGTAGTGCCTTGCGCGGTCGTGATGGATGTGACCGTGAGGTTTGCTTGCGCTACCCGATTCGCCGACGTGAGAGCCGTAAGAATGGGTGTAACAGTGAGATTTGCTGAAGCCGTGACGGTCACTTGCGCGGTCGCTGTCACAGTTGGTGTAACCGTTACCGCAGCTGATACTTGCCATACGGCTCGAGCGGTTGCGCTCACTGACGGGGTGACAGTCAGGTTTGCGGTTGCTTGCCACACCGTTTGAGCTGTAGCGCTGACCGTTGGGGTAACGGTCAGGCTGGTGGTCGCTGACCAGGCACCATCCCACGTTGCGAGGCTTGACCAGGTTGGTGGTGCCGACCACAAGATTGAACCGCTTGAAACACTCCCACCCGTTGCCGTGACGGTCGGAGTGACCGTTAAGGATGCTGAAGCGGGTTTCGTAACAGTCGCCGTGGCACTAACTGCTGGTGTGACCGTTACCGCGCTCGTTGCCGGGTACGTGGGGACAGCAGTCGCAGACACTGATGGTGCAACCGACAACGAGCCAGATGCCGTGTATGTCGTCCCAGCAGGAACATAAGGGACAGCAACACCCACCGCTGACTTATACGACGATGGTGTCGTTGTAACAGTCCGCGTCCCAGCAGTCCCCAAAACTTGCGAATACAAGACAGACGACTCTTGAGTTGGACCCGCTGATTGGACGGTAACCACTGACGACATGCCAGATGGGACAGTTGTCCACGAAACGACGCCACCACCAGCTTGGAACGTTCCAGCATTAACAAGTAACAAGTCACCTGTTGACCCGATACTGGCAACTGTTGCGGTTGTACCTGGTGCAGCGCCAGCGACAGCGGTGAACGTGGGCGTACCAGCGTCTTGGATGGTGACAACGATGCCAGTGATGTCGTTTGAATTACCGGACCCGTCACCGTCATAGTTCAAAACGAAATTATCAGCGGTCGTTGCGGTCGCTGTCCGTTTGTAAACAACAATCCAATCAGACCCACTAGGCCCATTTGTGGCAGCTTTGCCTACTGTCCACCCAGTGGGTGTGGTTGCCCCGAACACCGCCGCATTGTTGTTGTCAGCATTGTTGTAATTGATGAACGCCAACATGAGGTCGCCAGCGACGGATGCGACCGACAAGCTTGAACGGTTGATCGTTAACGTTCCTGATGTTCCAACGGATTGGGCGGCGGTTGCATACCCGCGCACGTTTATAGCCACGACGCCTCCTCACCAATCAACAACGACCAACGACTAACAGGTGAGGGTTATGAGGCGACAGTTAAACCTAGAGTGCTAGCGGTGAGCTGGAGGGTCGCTCCTGTGGTCATCGTGACGGAACTACCAAAGTTCGCTGACCACAGAAAGTTGCCGCCGGACGACGCATCCCAAAACGAGACACCCGTAACCACTTCGTTGTTGGTTCCGGCCCATGATGACCAGGCAGGAGTGTTGCTCAGGCTGATCGAACCAGCGGACGCAGCAGCGAACGTTGCAGCTGGACGCGTCGTCACCGACGAAACATTCGACGTGCCAGCACCACCAGCACCTGTCGACGTATGAAGTTGCACATACACAGCTGATGGTGCCGTGTATGACGTGCCAGCAGCACCACCACGCACCGTATTCAACCAAGCATTAGAAAGCGTCGTGCTAACAGATACGGCCATGTCAGGATTCCTCGTTCTCTTCAGTTACGGGTGGGATAACCGTCGCTTCAGCCGTAGCCACAGCGATCAAAACAGTTTCAGGATTCATCGTTTTCCTCCTTCATCAGCGCACGCGCAAACCCCCGCGTCACACGTACACGCGTCACGTGTCTCCCACGCATCAGAAGGGTTGAACCGCAACGCAGCAACGACCTCTAATGGTGTTTGACACGTTGGACACTGAACACTCATCACACTTTCCCCTTCAGGTTTAGCGGATTGCGCTAACAGCAACCGCAGCGATACCAATCAACGTCGTAACGATCAACGCGATAATCGTCCACGCGGACGTGGGTTCAGGCCGATCAGATTCGATCGCATCCACACGCGCCCGAGTCTCCGCTTGCGACTCTTTAAGGCGGCCCACATCATCACGTAACGCGGCCAGTTCAGAATGCAACGTAGAAAGGTTGACGAGCGCGGAATCAACTTTGCCTTCAAGCCGGCCGATCGCGCTGATGATGTCGTAACTGTTAGGCGTATCCATCACGGACCCATCCAACGTAACTGCATCCATGACGTGTATGTGCCGATGTCAACGCGGGTCGTAGGAGTTCCCGTGCCCACAAACGAGCAGGCCAGACTCACGTAATCGTTGGCATATAAACGTACATAAGTGGAAGTGCTGACAAAAATTGATCGGACGACAGTGTTACCAATACCTACGCTTGAACCGGCTTGGTTAATTGCGGCACCGTTTACCATCCATTGAACATAGAAATGGTTACCTACTGCGCCACTGGCGACACCATACGCGCCTTGACATAAGTACAGTCCTGCCGTATTCACGGTTACACGAGTGTTCGCACTTGTCGAATACAAGTTGTCGGTGTCAGCTACCTCGGTATCCCAAACGATGGGTGTTGCGGTCGGGTTGCCAAGGGTTGTCGTCGTACTTGCTGCTCGAACGTGCACGTAAGGCGGGTTCACGATTGCGTTGAGATTGTCACGCACGTGAGCATTCAAAATGGTGTCAGTCACGGTCTCGTTATTTGTCCACGTTCGTGGAGTTGTCCAAGCCACCATTAACTCCCTAGTACGCGGTTTTCGTGTTCACGCCAAGCTGCGAAACGCCAACTTGCCAAACACCTGTATAAAAATTGGTCACGGGTGAACCAACATAGGAACGCATCCACGATGATTCAGTGATCGAATCGGACCAACCCTCAGCGAACAGGACAAGGCTCGCGCTCGTACTCGTGGCCGTGGGCATTCCAGTGATCGTGAACGTTTGTGTGGGTCGCGTGTTGAAAATGGTTTCTAACACTGTGCGCACCGAGGCTGGAGCGGTCACGAAATCGACACTGACATCACGTAATCGTGCACGCGGTGTTGAGTCACGAGTGGCTCGTCCACGAGCTGCAGCATCAAGCTGTACTAGGTCACTCACGTACACGTTTTCAGACGTGTTTTGACGCCCATATGCGGTGATGCTTGTTGAATCTTCAGCATGTGACGTGTGCCCAGCACCATCAGTGACTGTTACATCGTTTGTGATGAATGTTTGGTCGTGGTCGTACCCGTTATCAGCGTTGATCGCGCTAGCGGGTAGTGAGAATTGTGAGGTTTGGTTGTACCTGTACACGCGGGGTTGGAAGTAGACCGTTCCCGTGCCTAGCGCGTACACGTCGCCATCTTCTGATTGAGCGATCTCGTTGATCAGGTCGAGTAACGATCGGCCTTGCCCTGTCCCATCGTTCAATGGTTGAGCGCTCATAGTGACGGGTTGCGACAAATAGACGCCATAACTGTTCGTGCTTAAGCCTGCATAGTTGCATAAGCGTTGGAACCGATCAGTGGACAATTCTGGTGCGTAACCGTTGATCAGTTTCGCTTGTTCAATGAGGCGTGACGCGTAGGTCGCCGTTCCACCACTGCCGGCGCCACCGTTCGCGTTTGTGAACGTGAACGTTGTTGTGGTGACGCTCAAAATGGTGAACGTGCCGTTTGTGCTTGTGCCCGTATTACCAGCAATCGTGATGCTCTGACCCACAACGAAACCGTGACTTGCGGCTGTCGTTGCAGTAACAACACCACTTGATGGTGCTGACAGTGTGGTGATGGTTTGCGTGTTCCCTAGCGCGGTCGTGTAATACGCGACGTTAGCGAAGTAGCCATATGTTGATGATGTTGCTCTGGTTGTTGACGTTCCCGTCACACTGACCTGGTTATCAACTTGCGCACCAATAAGCATTCGTCCACCAACGACCATCGCTTTGGTGAGCGTTGTGAACGAGTTCATCGTGTACGTGGAGCTGAGGATTGCAGCCCCATTGACGTAAACCGTCCACCTGCCCGTTGATCCCACGCTAGGACCACCTACGTGAACCACGGCGATGTGATACCAGCCAGTAGTCGCAAGGGGAGTGTTTGACGTTTGCATTGAGAGGCCCGCTGAACCCGTATCAATACTGAAATCAGCGTAAGCAAGCGCGTTCACATCACCGCCAGGCGTCACGCCTAACGTGAAATACGCTGAACCAGGTGCTTGCGTTGGTCGCCCATAAACAGAAAACAAGCCACGCTGGACGCTCGATGAATCAGTTGGCTTGTAGTAGTAGAACGACCACGTTTCAGCCGTATGCGACCCTGACACCCAATCCGGCATTTCAGATGTCGTTAAATACTTCCCGTTACCGTTCGTTGACGTGTTTGAGTACGCACACGAGAACGAGTCCAAACCAAACGGGACTGGTGAATCCTGACCGAGCAGCAGATCACCATTACCATCATTGAAATAGTTAAACGAATCAATGGTCAGGTTCCCGTAGTTGCCACTGCCACGGTTCGTGGCGATGACACCAGAATCGTCTAATGGCCAAAACGCGGCTGGTGAGTCCACGAGCTGCTCACGAGTGATCGCGTTTGGTAGTTGCAACCGTTGCCAACGCGCCAACACGTCTGATGCGTTAATGGTGACAACAGGCCGATACCCAGATTCGTATCGTGATGAGACAGTCTCAACGAACCCTGACCACAAGTATCGGGTACTCGTGGAGGTGACGAATGAGACACGAACGGGGACGCGTAACGCCCACCCTGTGGTCACGTTTGGACCGTCGATGCTCCAACGACCTTCAGTCCCACCGAGCCGTGAATTATCAACCGTGAACGATAATGTGCCAGGGCGAGCCACACGATCTGTGTACGTTTTACCCGTTGACATGTTCACGCCAGCACGCAACAAGACTTGGCTTGTGATGTCGGTCCACGTTGGTGACGTGGTTGACGGGTTAGACCCGAAACCAATCTCAAAACGTAACAGTTGAACAGGGTTGATCGTGGTGAGGTCGGTCATGCGAGCCCCAACGCTGCGCCACCAAGGGACTGCTTGTACGCCTTCAACGCGACGGTCAGTTCACGTCCGTCAATATAAAGCTTGTTTTGGATAACAACCTGATCAGCACGGTTCGCTGCGTTACGCGCCGCAACCACAACACCTTTTTGCCGGTTGATCAACGAGTTGTAATCCGAATCCCCGACCATCGTCCCAATCGCGGTGCCCGTCCGATCAATTGCGTTCACCGTGTTTAAGATCTGTTTGAAATCGGCTGGCGTCGCAGTTAACAAGGTTTTGGCGATGTCTTGCCCATCAATCGGCCCCGCATCAATCAACTCTCTGATGAGCGACATGGGTAGGCCACGTTTACGCAACTGCGACAACGACGAGTAGAAACCCTTAATCCCTGCAAGTTTTGATTTCAAACTTGCGAGCAGGTTGGTAGGTGTAAGTTTTGCGGCTGCTTTAGCCTTATCCGCATCAGCGACCGCACGCCTCGACGCTGCCAATTCTTGATTGGCTTGCGCTTGCGCTTTGATCGCAGAATCAAGCTCTTCCGGTGTCTTGGCCTTGTTCACGTCAGCGCGAGCAGCTGCAAACGCTTTTTCAGCATCCGTTTGCCGTTGCCGTGCAGCCGTCGCAGCATCAACCGAGGCCGTGTACTTGGTCATGTCAAATGCGGTTGTAAGTCGAGCCCCAGCAGTGACCTGCCGATCAATGGAGGTGATTTCGTCGGCGCGTGCGGTCTGCAAGTTACGTAGTGCGGCTACTTGCTCGTTCAGTGCGCTTGTCGCATCGTGAAGGTCGCTGAGAGCATTAGAACCCGCTTGTTGATGTGCAGCTTGAGCAGCAGCGGCGGCAGCCGCAGCAGCAGCCTTACGTTGCGCTTCAGCTTCTCTCGCAGCTGCCTTAGCGGCAGCAGCAGCGGCCTTGTTTGCGTCGGCTTGAGCAATCAGGGCAGCGTTCTGTCGACGTATCGCAGCGTCACCCGAGTCAATACTGTTCGCTAGGTCGCTTTGTGCTAGGGCAGCATCATCAACCGCACTGGTGTAACCAGGTAGAAGTTTGGCAGCTTCATCAGCGTTCAAGCCAAGAGCTTTAACAAAACTTGCTGCCTTTTCACCGTCTCCGCTGCTGACCATTTGAGACAACACGTCGTCGTACTGAGCAACCGCCGACTTAGCATCACCAAACTGGCTAGTTACACCAAACAAGCCAGCGAGAATGTTCTCGCCTTGATCCCACCAATGATTGTCACGCAGACGGCTGATCGCATCGTTAAAACCTAACGTGCCGGTTTGAGCATCAACGAACGCGGGACCAAGGGTCGATAGATCACCGTTAAAACTACGAATCTTGTCGGCAAGGACATCGGTAGATTTCCCACTGTTGACAGTGACAGTGTTTAAAGATCCGACTGCGTGCGATACAGCCGATACAGCTGCCACCAACAACCCAAGTTTGGTGGCTGCCTTGCCGATGCGGCCCATCGACGTTTCAACCTCTGGGGTTGTCGTGATGAACGTTCTGAGGCCTTTAACCGATGAGAGTAGGTTGCCACCGAAAATCTTGAACGCGGCCCCGGCAAGACCAACGTAAATGATCATTGATTTGATCGGTTCGGGCATCCCGTTAAAACCAGCCAACACAGGTTGGATAACGCTTGCCACGGTCGTCAACGCGGGGATGAGCTGCTGGCCGATGCTCTCCTGCAAATCTGAGAGTTGCAGTTGCATTTCTTTCATGCCACCAGCGGCACTCTTACGGAACGTTTCGCCCGCTCCACCCACTTGACGGGTCAACAGGTCAGTGATCGTCCCAAAGTCACGTGCCTGATTACCCGTTGATTTGAACTCAATACCCACGCTCTTCAACGCGCGAGCGTTACCCATGAAAGCCTTACCGACAAGGGTTGCGGCTGAGTTCAGATCCATCCCATTCTTCTGCGCCAGATCAGCAACCAGAGGGATGAGAGTCTTGATTTGCGTGCCAGTCAACTTGAACATGGCCAACGTTGCTTCAGCCGAAGCCAACGCATCATTGTCAACCGCTTTTTTCGATTGCAGTTGATCGTTCAGTTTTTGGAACGCTTGAATGTTCACGTTCGCAATGGCTGGGAACTTTTTGTACGCCTCTTCAAGCTCAGTTTGGCTCTTGTTAGCGTCCGCGTAGGCGTCAATGCTGCTCTTAGCAAACGCGGCGAACCCTGCAACGCTGAGAACTTCTAAGCCTTTGCGCAGCAGCTCGTTCTTGTGCCGTAACTCGTCAACACCCTTGCCCGCGTTAGCCAAAACTTTGGACGCGTGGTCGGTGGCTGACAGAACCCACTTCAGGTTACTTGTCGTGTCAGCCATGTTTCGCTCCTGCTATGAGTTCCAAAAAGTCATGGGCGGCGGCACGGTAACGTTCAAACTTTTCCATCGACCACGAGTCGATCACCGTGTCCTCATCAACCCCGTACAACCAGTTAAATAACGGGCCGTAGGTTCGTGCTTGCGTGATGGGGGTTACCCGATTGGGGTCCCCTCCTGGTCGAGCCCAATAGGGCGCGAATCAGGTTCACCAGCCTCAACGGTTGCAGCATCAACGGTGGCTTGTTCAGCGTCGGTAAGTTCAACATCCCAACGCAACGAGGCAAGATCAAGGTCGATATCACTGAACTTTGGTTGTGTCAGGTTGTCGCGTTTACCAGCCAACCACCACGCAAATTTCACAGCTGATGCACGATCTTGTGTGAGTGCTTCACGCCACTCAACCCACGTCATCCCTGTCAGGCGTTCGCAATCTTCCGCATCCTTGATTGGCATCGTGGAAATGTCGAGGCTGCGGGTTTCGTCGGGCGTGCGGATGATCAGTTTCATCGGGTTCTCTCTCTCAGTGGGGTTTCTTACCTTCTAAAGCGTCAGCAACAATCTGCTGGTACTTGTAGATGAGCTGCTGCACGTCGCGTTTAGCTTGATCACGGTTGGCGATGATGACTCGATTCCACCAACCCGCTGGACGGGCTACCTGGTCGAACCATTGAGTGCGATCACCAAACAGGGGGTGCCTGTTTTTGCCCTTGTTGAAATACTTGGGCAGGCGTGCACGATCGCCAAGGGGTCCGTTGCGAACCCTGACCTCAACGCCCGCCTCGTTTTTAGTGAAACGGTTACGGCGTTGCAGAGCGTTAGCGATATCGGCGCGTAACGCTGGTTGATAGTCGGCGCGGCCCCGCTTGATGCGTTTGCGATTGTTTGTTTTAACACCAACGATCGCCGTGCCCATGATCGACTGTTGCTCTTGAGTTTTGACGCGGTTACCGATCTTCAACATTTCTGTCGACAAGGAACGGCTGAGTTTTGTTTGCCCACCCTTATCTAACTCACGCAACGCATCACGCACGTTGAGAAGGTCAGGGATGATCTGAACAGAAACCCATTCCTCCATCAGTTACAGCGTCGTATCAGTTGTCGTGTAAGCAATCGTGGGCAGGTTCGTACCGTCAAAACGCCACTCCCAGTTGAATGTGGCGTTGAGAACGTTACGGTCAGCAACGTCAAACGATTCTGGTGATGGGAACACAACAGATGGGATCGTGATCGTGAACGTTTCGTAATACGTCGACGCAATGAGTGGGCCAACAAACGTGATCACAACACTCGTCGACGTGTTCGCAACTGCACGCGTGTGGAAGTCGGTCGTGTTGATGAAATCAACGCCGAACGAGCCCGTGATCGAGGTCGCAGCGTTCAAGACTGGTTCAGACTTCGTACCAGGCACAGTTGCGCCAGCGTAATAGCCAGCAACGTCCATGCCACGGTTAATCGTTGCGCTCATTGTCTTAACACCAGACACGGCAGCCTCACTGCCATACGTGCCGATTTTCACGGTCATCTGACCACCGTGGAACACGTTCACACCAGATGAGTACGACGGAGTGGCAAGGCTCGTTGAGTTCTCATATGCCTGAGCGTCAAGGGTTGCCGTGGCCTGCAGGACACTATCAACACCAGCCTGAAAAGCGACCGATGCGACCTTCGCACCCTTAAGGGTTGCGGGGGTGACGGTGCCACCACGCTGAGGCAGACCAACCTGAACCGACATTGACTTACCGAACGGGTCAGCGAGCGTGTGCGTCTGCAGGTAGGCGGTTGTTGCACCCTGCTGGACAGGTGACACAGTTCCACCCATGAGCGTGTTCAGAAGCACGCCAAGACCCTTTGACTGTACGTCAAACGTGACAGTGCCCGTCGCAGCGGTCGTTGCTTCAACAAACTGTGAGAGCAGCATCCCGTACACGCCGGACTGGATGCCTTCACCCTGTACGCGGTTGGCGGCTTTCTGAATGTTTGCGCTGCGGTGCCGTACAAACTTTGTGGGGGCGACATACGTGCCATAGGCGGATTCGGCTGAGAAACCGAAACTGCTCCCGAGACCTGAACCGATTGCCATGATTGCTCCTACTTATTCAGCCGGGGTGGTGTCGGCTACAGGGGTTGGGGTTGATGCTTTGCTGCTGCGAGCTGATTGAGCGATGACTGCCTCAAACAAAGGTGTCTCGCCTGTGTCGCCGGTCTGAAAGTAGACCTGAGCGGCGAACTCGTCCGACACGTCAAGAATCGAATCGTTCTCACACTCAACGAGGCCACGATCAGTGGCGACGAACAGGGATTCGCCTGAAATGTTGCGGAACTGCGCCATGAGTGGCCTCTTTCAACTTAGACGGTGGTGAGTAGGCAAGTGGTTTCGATGGTGAACGAGATACGGCACGCGGCACCATCAGCAAACAGGTCGAGGTACACGTTTGCGTCACGTAGTTCAGTACGTTGAACGTCACGCAATCCGAGGTCGTAGTTATTACGCAGGAGAGACTCAACTGCGTTCAAAGTGGTGAACGCTGATGATCGTGCGCTACTCAAACTGGAATCACCGTTTTGGGCAATGATGCAACAGTCAATGCTTACGGTTTCGTCGCGGCTTGAGTTCACGCCAGCGAGATCGTGGTAGTCCTGGCTAATACTTCCCGCCTGATTCGCGGTCGGATCACCAATGTTCCCGACGATCAACAAGTTTGTGAAACGGTCCTCACTGATGGGAATCCCATCGGAGACAGTCACGGTTGACAGGGTTGACGCGTTGCTGAACAGGCTCAGGAGAGCCTCGTAGACGGTGTTCCACCGTGAGGCAACAATGGCCATGATTAGGCCACCGTGGGCGTTGTGAGCAGTTCAGCGAGTTCCTTGACGCGGTAGGTGAGGACGTTGTTGCCGCCGGGGATGAAATCATCATTGCCAGCCATACCCATAGGGCTTGCTCCACGTTGAGTGCGCCACAAATGCCGGGTCAACTCTTTAACAAGCAGCTGCGCGGTCGGGCTGGGGTTGGATTCTCCAGCCACGTAGGTGATCGTGATGTTTTGTTGGCCCGCATACCAGGTGAGTGGGTTTTTGATTGATCCGCGGTAGATCAAACCGTTTGCTAGGTCAACTGTGTAATCATCACCAGCGGTCAACGTTGTCGTGTTTTCCACGATGCTTGTCACCGATTGTGCGGGCGAGTGAACGAGGCTGATCACGTTCCACCCACCGTCACTGACATCAACCCACGTGCGGCGACGCAACGTCAGATTGGTGATGCGTTCAGCGATATCACTAGCGGCTAGAACGAATCCGCGTAACTCTTCATCGTTTGCGCTCGTGGTGATGTTGCAATACGTTTTCGCATCTTGCAACGAGATGACAGGCAACGATGCGGGATCGTCAACGTCGAATACGTCGGTGTGTGCAGCTGCGCCGGCGCCTGTTGTAACGAACCGGACACCATGCCGACCGACTTGTACGGGTAGGTAGGTGACCGTGTAGTTACCCGTTGATGGGTTCGACACCGTACCCGTCGTGGTTGTCCCGTCGGGCAACGTGATTGTTGCTGTGGCCGTTGACGCGTTGGTTGCAACGCCACCTATTTGGACGAGGAAACCGAGTGTGACGACATCGCCGAGGTCGTAGGCCATCGTCAAACTCCAATTAGTTAAGGGACGTGAAGGGAGTGCGGGGGCTCGCTGAGAGAGGACGAGCCCCCGCACAATCAGGTCAGGCTTAGAAGCCCGATACCGGAATCGTTCCCGTGCCAGTGATCTTGGCAATCGAGTTGGCGAAACGGTGCGCAAGCGCAACGTAGCCGTACACCTGGAAACGAACGGTGAGGTTGGCGCTGAGAACGTCGGTGAGGACGCGGCTACGAACACCGGACTCAAACAGGTACGAGTCAGAGAAACGACCAACGAGGATCGCCTGATGCGTCGTGGACACGAGCGGCAGGGTTGCGTCAATGAACACCGGGATGCCCATGATCGTGCCGACGTAACCAGCAGCTGCGCCAGCGTTGTCGATGACACCAAACGCGTTCATCGGTCCACCAGCAGTTGGAACCACAATCGGACGTGACTGACCGTCGACGGAACCGGCAAGCCAGTACCAATGCTTCGGGTGGAGAACAATGGCCTCTGGCTGACGGTAACGGTTGTTGACGATGCCGCTGATGGCCTTAGCGATGGCGAGGACACCATTAGCAGCGGTCGGTGAGGATTCAGTCCACGTGATTGACTGACCAGCAACGTTGACCAGACCGTTTAGGTTGTTGCTCGTACCATCCGAGGCGCTCGTGACGGCAGTGTTGAGCTGCAGGTTGTAATCGGCCATCAGATCGCCAAGAATCAGACGGTCGAAACCACCAGCGAGTGGTGACTGCTCAACGAGCTGGATGGAAACTTCCTCGTAACCCTGAATGGTTCGGACGGGAGCGCTAGCGCTTGCCGTTACCAGGTCACGGTTCGTGGTTGGTGACGTGGTGGACGAGTTGTTACCAGCCTGCAGACCAGTACGGGTACCCGTGGTGATCTGTGGGATGTTGATGGAGTCGGTTCCCGCTGGGAGAGCCATCGTGGTGAGCAGGTCAGCGGTAACGCGAGCTGCACGAGCGAATTCCGCGGCTTCATTCACGAGCCACAATGGTGGCGTGAATTCTCCACCGGCATTGTCGGTGGTGGTGATGGCGCGAGCCTCAACCGCAACCTCTTTGCCGTGACGCTCAAGGCGTTCCCACGCGTTGCCATCGTTGCGCGTGTGCGCACGAATCATGTCCTTAACGAACGAGTAATCGCCCCGCTCCTGGTATGTGAGCGGCTCAGACTTGACGACGGCGGCAGGCGTGTATGCCTGAACGCCAGCGGTCTGACGTGATTCGGCGATCTGTGCTGCGCGCTCTTCGAGCTTTGCAGCGGTGTCGATCTTGGCATCAAGATCAACGATTTCAGCGTGGCGTGCTTCTACAGCGTCAAGGTTCTCGGTGGTCGGATCAGCGGCGAGCAGATCCTGCGCGGCCTTGACGGCGGCGTCGCGTGCCTCGCGGAGTGAATTGGTCATGGTTGACATGACAGTTCTCCTTGTGAGGTGTCTTTTCTGGTCACCGCCGAGGCAGGTTTGCGTCGGGGGTATTCGCTCGCCGTATTAGGCGATTGCGAAAAATTGTGTACGAGCGGCCAACATGCGCGCCCGTAGATCATCAGTGATCGGCGTGGGTTCACCATCTCGCACACCGACGTCGGTGGCATCGTAGGCAGGCCACGTCACGATGGAAACCTCGTAAAGGCTCAAATCGGTAAGTACGCGTAGGTCACCATCACGCGTTTCTCCACCCTGATTCACGGTGAACGCAAACGACATTTTCGTTGCGTCGCCACGGCTCAACACTGAGTGCAACTCTTGAGCGCGTGGGTTCGCCGGATCAAGGCTCGCTTCCATGTACAAGCCTTGTGCGTCCTCGCGTAGGCTCATCGTTCCCGCGCTCGTTGAGGCGAGCGGCAACGCGTCCGTATCATGATTGACGAGTAGGTACACGGGTTGAGCTGATTGCAACGCACGAGCAAACGCGCCAGGCGCGATCATTTCGCGGAACGGCAACCCAGATGCTTCACGGTTAAACATGGCCGCATAGCCAGCGACACGCATTTCACCATCACTGGTGGCGCGCAGCTCAGCATCGAACGTGATCTTGCGACGCTCAACACCAGTCGCACGCGCCTCAGCCATAGGATCAGCGGGCATCGCATCAACGGCCATCGGCATCGTTGGAATATCAACGGGCATCTGATCATCAGGATCAGACAAGCCCAACGCTTCTTGTACGTCCTCAAGTGCTGAATCAGCCGCACAAATCAGGAAATACGCCTGGCTAACAACCGGATCGTTCTCGTACCCCTCAAGCAACGTTTGCGCGGCATCCATTGCTGCATCAGCGGCCATGATCTTATCGGCGAACCGGTCAGCATCAACGCCGTACAAGCCCTGTGCCGGTTCTGCTGGTTCGTTCACGTCGAGCGGTGCGGGCGCTGACGGGTCGGCGCGGTGATCCATGAGTATCTCCTTGAGTTCGTGAGCGCGTGCCTCTAGTTGGGCTGCGATCTTCTGCGCCCACTCGCCAGTCATGCCAGGCGCATTGCGTAGTTCAAAAATTTGAGCAGGGGACACGTGCGAAACAACGACACCTTCAGCAACGACAAGCTTGGGAGGCCGGAATTGTTCAGCCATCAATAACACCCATCGTTGGCGTGGGTGACGCATCAGTGCCCAGTGTGGGTAGATCACCACCAGCGGTGACGGTGCCCTGCATTGCTTGGTGGAAAACGTCACCACCCGAATACGGGTCAAGGCCATCAGTGACGCGCAGTTCGTTAGGTGTGCGCGTACCGCTCATAATGTGCAACTGGCCGACACGAGCGCGGGTTAACGCGTCAGTGCGCAGAATGCCAGCAGTATCAAACGCAACGTCAGTGCCCGGTGGAAGAATCCGAGAAAACGCGATCTCAAGGCGACGCAGCCACGGTGTGATCGTGTGCGTCAGGAAATTCAGGTTCGCTTGTTCAACGTTCTGATACGTCTGCGAATCACCCATGCCACCGATCAACGCGGCAGGAACACCAAAAACTCGAGCCACATCACGGATGATCTGCTCACGCGTCTCAATCATTTGAGAATCAGCCGCGGACTGTTGAACAGGACGCCACTTCAACCCACCCGTCAACACGGCAGGTCGACGGTGCTTACGGTGCTGCGCCTCCCACGTCGCTTGCAACGAGCGCGCCTGCTCCGGGGTCATGTCACGGTCAGATTCCAACACTGACGATGGGGTAGCGCCCTCACCATAGAATTGCGCCAAGTACTTGTCCATCGCTAGTGCGAGGCCGAGCAGTTGCCGGTTTTGGATCAACGGCGAAACACCGACAAGGCTCTGCGGTGGAGTGAACCAGCGAATATGTGCCAGATTCTCAATATCCAGAGGATTACCCAAATGCAAATAGGCTCGACTATTCGCATCAGCGCTCGGTACGACCTGCATCTGATACGGGTGCAACGGCAACAAGCCGATTGGTGCATGACGTACATCCCGATCAATGAGCAGGTACGCGTTACCGTGCAACGCGAGTGAGGCCATCGTCGTGTGCACGAGTTCAAAAATGTTCGACTCAGGATCAGGTGTCACTAGCACGTCAGGGGTGGTGATCAACGTGCGACGGCCCCGTTGCACCTGGTATGTGCGGATCGGTAGTGATGCGACCGTATCGGCCAGCAACGCGACGCAACGCATGACGCCGGACAAGCCAAGCGCGGTGATCTCGTCGACACGTTCACCAGCCGATGAACCAGCCGACGTTTGCCCATACATCAACTGGAATGGGGTCACGTATTGGTTGTAAACACCCACACCAGCCGCGCGTGTGTCGAGTCGTCTTAGCAAGCTCATCGCATACCACCCAGAAGATATCCAGCGGCGAGCGCAAACAAGCCACCCACGATCAAAGCAGCTGCGACACCGAACAACACGAACACACCAGCAACGAGCATGAGAGCGCCAGCAACCTCACAAACCGTGCTCACGAGGTCACGCTGATCGTTACTCATTCAACGCTCCAAGGATCAAGAATTTGTGGGGCAGGACTAGAAACCGAACGCGTCGCCCAATGCGCAAGAGTCGCAGCAACCAACGGGCTGATATCCACTTCAGTCGCTGATTTACGAGCCCACGCCCACGCATCACCAAGCGGTCGACGTTTCACACCCAACACGCTTGCTTTGAGTAGGTCATCGCCAAGATGGTGCAACGTTTGGGATTCAACCGCATCAAAGAACCCGCCACACGCTTGCGCGTACTCACGAGCAGATGTGACAGTCACGTCAACGCGAACGTTTTGCAGGTCAGCGACCAACGAGCCAGCAGGCCCAGCCGCATCCATAACCACTGCAGCAGGTGACCACTTAGCGACGAGTTCAGCGACACGTTCAGCCACCCAACCCGTGCCCTTTTTATGCTCAACCGTTTCAACATGCCGGTGCCCATCAGGACGTAAACCAGCCACAGCAATCGACGCAAACCGACGATCAGGTGACACGTCAATACCAAAACAAACAGGGTCTAACAGTTGTGATGCGGGATCTTCACACGCATCCCACACGGCCTCACTGAAAACACCCATGTTCGCTGACTTCGGCCACACGCTCAACCGTTCCTGGCTAAACATCGCCAGATCATGCGACATGGCAGCATACTCACGGCTAATGAACTCTTCGGTGATCCGATAGCCAAGAGCAGGGTTCGCTTTTGCCCACGTCTCAGGCAATGCGGGATCATCATCCTCAGACGCGGACCATTCCAAGTACGTCAACGACTTATCAGTGCCAAGCAGTGCACGATCACGCAAGTTACGCAGCTGCGACGCTGATTCAGACACCGTGCCCGTATAAATGACTTGAGGGTTGTCACGCGTCGCCAACGTTGGCAACAATGCGGCCAAATCCTCAGTGTCTAGGTCTTGCGCCTCATCCAAAATCACGCAATCACCAGAGAAACCACGACCCGACCGACCGTTTGCCCTGGCAACGAACTGCAACCGTTGACCAGTCTTAAGTTCGATTCCCTCTTCACCATGCGACGTGCGCACACTCTTAACGCGCGCTTTCAACTCAGGTGTTTGATCAATCAGGCCAACGATCCTGCGAAAATGCTCACGAGCGGTCTTGAACTGGTGCGCGCTAAACAGGATCAGTCGCTCATCAAGCAAGAACAAGCCGCTTAAGGCGCGAGCCTCAAGGCACGCGCCTTTGCCCGATTGTCTCGGTATGACGGCAGCAACCTCAAAAGCTGAAAACTTGCCATCAGCCCTGAACGCCAACATTTCATCCATAACAAGCTGCTGCCACGGGTCCAAAAACAGGCCAGCAGTCGCACACAAATCAACCGCCTCAGCGCCAAGAGTGCTAACCCTTGGCGGGCTCCACCGCACTCGCGGCGTCTGCGAGCCTCGCAACACGTCGGGCTCTAAGTTCATCAATGCCATCCGATCGAGCCTCTCTCAACTCGTCGATTTCAGCGATCACAATCACTAACTGACGGGCCAACGACGCTGCTTCACGTGGCTCGCAACCCTCCATATGCCTGGCGAGCTCATCACGAATCGCGCGCAACGATGCAACGCGATCATCACCGGCCAAGACCGCGTGAAACGGCAGGTCAGACGCGGTTTTAACGTCATCGGCTGCCATCAGACCACCCTTGAAATTTTCGTAGAGAGAGAAAGCGTGG